TTCATTTTGCACCGTCCTTCACGTTAATTCAAAGTCTATTTCATCCCATGGAATCACTTCATCGTTTTGAGCAGGCGGTACCGCTCCATAAGGAGCGGTGCTGTCCTGCGACATGTTATCTGTATCTTTAGATACAGATACTATATCTGTATCTGTATCTATATCTGTATCAGGTTGTTTTGCTTGTTTTAGGTTATTTTTGGTTGTTTTTGCTTGTTTTTGCTTGTCAAAACAACCGTTTGCTTGTTTTGGTTGTTTTTTTGCGTTCTGATTGCCTTTAGGCGCACCGCCTTTTTTTCCGCTCTCTTTGCGCTTTTCGCACACACTCTCGTATTTTTCAAAATCACGCTGCATTTGAGCAGATAAAAAGCGGAAAGCCAACGCAACAGTAGCATCATCAGATTCCTGCTGTTCTTCCGTCTTAGCAAATTTGAAAAGCATACGGAGCAGTTCGCCAAGCTGGTTATTTGACAACGGTTCAAGTATGCTCTCGTTGTCTATGTAAAGCAGGAAGCTTTTTTTCTCTGCCATTCAGACCACGTCCTTAAAACGGTACATCGCCGGTATTGATGATTTCCTCGAAATCGGAGAAGTCACCGAGAGCAGGCGGATTTTGCTGTTGCTTTGCGGCAGCAAATACACCGCTTGTCTGTGCTGCCGGCTGTACGTTATAAAAGCCTGTTACACTCTGCTTTTCAAGGCGTGGCTGAGGAGTTTCAAAATCACCGGAGCGAATCTTTTGCGTTTCACGCAGGAATGCAGGCTCAGTAAATGTTTTGCCCTTGTACTCTGCTTCACGGAACAGTATCCCCACGGTGCAACCCTTGAAAATATCCGGGTCATAGCCCTGCTCAATATTGGGTTCAGGAATATTGTTTGACCGTGCAATCGTATTGATATTGCCCTTATAGCGACCGATTTCGTCCATGTACTTGTTGTTGTCGCCTGTGAAATTCGGCAGGAATATCTTGTATATGCCTTTCCACTTTTGCCCATACTGGCTCGATGCATCAGCGGCAAAACGCTTGCTGAAATAGCCAGCGCACTCGCCCTCCGCCACATCAATTCTCAGTTTGATAAACGTACTGCCGCCCTGCGTTTTGTCCACTGCCACGTCAAGAATTTTGCAGACATATCCGCCTGCCGGAAGTGGTGCGAACTTGTCGCCACCAAATGTCTTTTCCTGCACGCTGCTTGCGCCGCTGATTCCCTGTAACATTGCCATAAAAATGTACCTCCGTTTTTTTATTTTTGATATCCGTAATACTCCCGTATGGTGTTGTCCACGAGCTTCAAATCGTTATCGATTTCGAGTGGGAACATCTCCATCGGAGATTTCGCTGTGCTATTGCCACAAGATTGTGTTTGGAAATAGTGCCGCCCTGTGGCATCTGACTGGCATAGCAGAACGATAGAAAACAGTCCTTCTACGGTCAGTTTTTCATCCAGCATTTTCCCAATTGTCTTTGCTTTCAATCGCCGATTGCCTGCACTGTCGTAGGACGTTTCTACGTGATGCAGAAAATATACGATACATTCCGGTGGCGTTTTGAGCTGGATAAAGCGAATGAGATTGTAAAAATTAGCTGCCATGTTTGTAAATTTCTCATATCCCTTTTCATTTGCTTTGTTGAAGAACTCAAATGCAAGTAAATACTGACTGTCGTCAATGGCGTATCGCTTTAGATTGTTGGCATTCAGCGTTCTGACAATCAGTGCATAATCCGCACCTTCTGCGGTTGCGAGCTTCTTCCGGAATGGCAGTGGCTTGCTTGCAACGTTGAAAATACCAATTTCACCTGGCTCAAAGTTCCGCAGAGAAGCACTTTTCCCACTTCCGGATTCTCCCATAATCAGAACAGGAATCCCCATTTGTTTTCACCTCACTTAATTAAGATGGATTGGGTTGTAATCAAAGAGCAACCTTCCAACTGTCCGCCAGATTGCAGGAACGATTTGATTTCTGTTTTTCGTAGCTCTGGCTTTGCATATTTCAAAAGGTTGTCCTGCCCATTTTGTTCCAGCAGTTGGATTACAGCGGATTCATCTTGAATTTGCAAAGAAGCGGGATTGTTTCGAATGGTGATCCTTGCCCGAACACCATCTACTTTTTTCTGATGCATTTGCATCATGTTGTGCATCAGGTAATCCTTCAAAGATGCCGCACGGCGTTCATAGGCTTTTCTTCGTTCTGACAGTTTCTTTTCTTCTTGCTTCAAAGCATCCGCTTTCACATTCAATTCCTTTACATACAGAGCGACATTTTCTGCTTTCAAATTGAATTCCTGTTCCATCCCATCCAGTGTATCAAACCATGCAGTTTCCACTTCTTCCCGTGGGATTCCCATTGCATCTGCCTGCTCTGTCAGGCTATCTAATTGTTCAAACAGCTCCGCAAATTCAGCGGAAATATCAAACAAACGATTCGTTCTGCGCCCTCCCAGCGCATAATTACTCGATTCCATTTTTTTACTTCCTTTCATTTCCCGTGCGTTGCCCTCAGCTGTGCGTTACTTTCACGTAACAGCTTGTTCTCTTCTTTCAGCAGCTTAATTTGTTCCTGCTGTTGCTGCAACTCTTTCTTCTTTTCGCCTAAGCGTTGCAGCTCTGAATCAATCACGCTGTCTGCCACCCACTGCTTTGTTTCCTGCCGTACACGGTTCTTTTTCTGATACCGTTTCTTTGCCGCCTGTACCTGTTGTTTCCGTTGCTCCTCCCGGCACGCTGGACAGTACTTCATAGCAATATGACTGTGGTAACTGTTGTGATAAAGGTCGCTGATTGCTTCCCCACATCTGACACAATACTTGATTTCTTCTGGCATTGCAACCACTCCCCTGCTCCGTTTTGATACCTGTTTTGATTCCTGCTTTGATACCCATTTCCATGGTTTTAGCATGTTTTCACGGAGAGAGCAGCACTGCATTCGGCACTGCATTCACGCTGAATTTCTCTCACGAAATCCACCATGTTTTCCGGTTCAACAGACAGCACAACGTTTCTGGGTTCGCCGCTGTGGCTGTACCAGGACAGCGTGAGTGGCACGTCTTCCCCGGCATTGTTTGCAACGATTACATCATCCATCAGCTGATTGATTTTCTCGTACCGATCAAGCAGCATTTGCTGTTGCTGTGCCCGTTCTTTTGCGGCTTCATAGTCAAACACTTCCGCTTCTTCTGCTTCCAACATTTTTCTGTCAAGATCCTTGTTATGCTTGCGCCATAGAGCGGCGAACAGTGCGACAACACCAATAAAAACGATGTAGTCCATGATTCTACTCCTTTCGTCCTTTTCGTTTTTTCCAGTTTTTCGCAGAGCAGACCGGGCAAATGTACCAACCTTTGAACTGGATTGCAACATTATATTCCGTTCCGCATTGCTCACAAGTTGCGTACTTGTATCCGTTCTCAATCCGGATTTTCATGACGTGTCACTCCCTTTGACTGCATACTGATTTTGCACTTTCATCAACCCTTTCTCTTTTTTAACTTGCCCTTGTGGGCTTGGGATGCCGCTGATCACGCTCAACGGCTCAGAAGCGTAGTATATAAAGACAAATTAGAAACGGTTAGGAGGTAGTCCCAATCTGTCACGGTGCTGCCACACCGCCCCCGTATTGCCGTTAGGTCAGCGTGTCTGTAATCAATTCAGGACAAGGCAATTCTTCCAGTTCTTTGCAGAACTGCACCCATTCATCAAGCTTGTGATGCTTTCTGCTGTGATACATGTTCCGCAGTACAGCGTAATTTACCTGCACGGTTGCTTTTTGGTTGTAGCTTGATGGCAGAAGCTGTATCATCTGCCACCAATCGTCTTTGTCTCCGGATGCAAGATACCGTTCCCGATATTCATTGATACAGTCACACAAATCCATCATAATCTGAAATGGCTTTTCGTCATCACCCCAGCAATAGAGATGCTCTATGCTGAAATCTTCAAGCGTAATCGGCTTGTCATGTATCTTATGCATTGTGCTGCACGAGTTTTTGACCGTTCCGACTTTGTAGGTGTCAAACTCTTTCCACCAATACAGCGGTGCGGTAATGTCCATAGTGACAGTAATCATCCGCATGAATTTTGCATGGTCTGTACCGGCAGCAGCGAGAGACTTTGCAAGCTGTAAGTCGTTTTCGCCGATAATACCGAATTCAAAACTACTGTCTGACTTGTCCCAACTGTTCATCGGATTTCGCATACCACGGAAAGCGGTTTTCCAGCCGTACACGTCCACGTTTTCAATCAATATCATGATTGTCCCCCTTTGTTTTTCACGATGGCTTCCAGTGATTCCAACGCCTTCAAGAATCCCCTGTACCACGCTGCTTTCTGTCTGTCCTCGTCACCGTTCTTGTGATCGGCTCTGTATTCATACTTGTATGCGTTCAGCTTGCAGAAGTCCTTGACAGCATCTACACCAAACTGTTCCAGCATCTCTTCGATGCATTCTTTCCGCCCATTCTGTTGATAATGAGACGGAGAGTTTACATTGTTGTCCATTTTGTTTGCCTCCCATCTATTTGTCGTGCCGAAACAGTTCATTCACCGGCACATCTGGAAAAAATGTTTCCTGTATCTGGATGGCTTCATCGATGGAAATTTTCGTGATTCCGTTGATCCGTTTCCAGGTGCACTGATAATCCAAAAAACACAGCTTTCTAATGTGCTCAACGTGGATGCCACGCTCCATCATATACTGTTTCAGCACCGGGTAATACGTTTGTCTTTTACTTCTCATGCTGTGCCTCACGATCCACCTTGAGCAGCCAAAATGATCTGTCTCTGTTGCAAATACCATAGTAGTTAAATCCGCTGACAAAATGCAGCTCCAGACCATAAAACGTTTGCAGTGCTTTCTGGCACGCCGCCCACGTAATGTACCCTGTGTCGATGAATTTGTTAATTTCCTCCCGGCTGTATGGGTACTTTTCCGGATGTGCTTTTGCGGTGTAAAATCGGTCAATCATTGCAGCAACATTCTGCACTAACGTTCCGAACTCTGTGTCCAGAAATTCCTTCTTGTCTGCTTCTGTTTCCATTTTCAACTTCTCCATTTCCTTTACTCCTTTTCAATCTTTTTCTGCAACTTTTTCATTTCCTTTACTCCTTTTCAATCTTTTTCTGCAACTTTTCCATTTCCTTTACTCCTTTTCAATCTTTTTCTGCAACTTATGCAGCTTTTTTCCCCTGTTCAATCAACGGATAGATATCTCCGGATTTCAGCAGATCGTAAATGAACAGTCGCCCTTTCTGTGTCCAGTAGGTATGCGGGTCTGCGGCATGTTCCGTCCCGTCATCGCTGTGGTAAGTATGCGTTTTTGTACTGGTATAGCCCATTCCGGCATACTTCTGATACAGCAGCCATGTCTTGCCCTGCTTGTACTGCACACCATGTTCGTGAAGATACTCGTTCATCTTTCGTGCGCTCCATCCGTAGTCCTTGGCAATTTTTCCGATAGAGATTAAATCTTTGCAGTTCAGCACCACATCGTAATAACTTGCCTTCGGCTGCAACTCTGCAATCTGCTGTTCCTGTACAGCTACGGTAGTAAGGAGCTGCTGTTTCTCACGCTGTTCCTCAATCCAACGCTCTGCACGTTTAACGGGATCATCAATCATATAGCTGTCCGGTACACGCTGGATTGCATAGCTGCCAGTTTTCCGGATAGTGGGTAGCACTTCCGAAGTCACCCATTTCCGGAATGGCTTTGCCTGTGGTTTGTCGCTTCGAAGAATGACAGCATACAAACCGGATTCGTTAATGATGTAGGCTTTCTGTTGTCTTCCAAGAGAATCGGTGATGGACGTTTGACGTACCTCATCTTCTTCCAATCTTTCAGCTACCTTTGTACCTCTTGCAATTTCCAACGCCTTGCATACATCGGACAATACCCACCAAGGTTCGCCATCCTTTTCGATTGTTCGCACTTCGGTTCCCTCGTAGTACCAAATTTCAAATCCATTCATTTCATTCCACTCCTTTCACATCAATGGTGTCTTCCATCTTCTGCTTTTCTTGCATCATCTGTCTAACGATTGCATCTGCTTCTGGGTGATCCTTGTAGTATTGCTCCACAAGGGTAGCAATTCCAAGCAAAATGCGGTTGCGCTCTTTTGCTGTTGCAGGCTGCTGTTTGATGTTTGCTTTCATTTTCCACATTCCTTTCACTTTTCCACATTCTCATTCTGTGGTGTCTGATTTTTTTCGCCGATAAAAATTGCCACTGCCATGTTCAGCATGGTCTGGAAAAACGCCGCTTTGTCTTCGTAGTTGTGCACGTTATTCTTGTACAGCTCCGCAAATGCTTGACGTTCCCACGGTTGCCCAATGATGTTTCTATTTTCCATCTTGTGCTCCTTTCTTATTGCTATGTCGCTGGTCAGAAACAAGTCATTTTGTTGTTTCTGTAAGCTTATTTTACAACAAAACGTTGTTATTGTCAATAGGGTATACGTCATTTTGTAGCTTTGTACAATAAATAGCTTGTCATTTTGTTTGTTTTCCACAAAAATAATAAAACGAAAAACAACATATTGACTATAACAACGTTTTGTAGTATAATTTGATTAAGAAAGGTGGTGAAGAAAATGCAAAGAAAAGAATTTGGTGAAAAGCTTTTTGCATTGAGAAAAGAAAGAGGAGCTAGTCAGGCGGAAGTGGCAGAATACATTGGACTTACAACTGCGGCATACCAGAACTACGAAAATGGTAGGCGTGAAGCAGGTTATGAGACAATTGTGGCACTCGCTAATTTATTCGGTGTGACCACAGACTATCTGCTTGGCAGAGAAGCGGCTCCGGATCCGTTTGGGGATCTGAATTTCAGCGCAGACAGTGAGACAGAGGTCATCGACAAATACATGAGTTTGCCACCGGAAATCAGAGCTTGTATGCTCGATGTGCTTGTACAGCTTGGTGATGCAGCAAAAAACGGCACAGAATCAAAAAGATGCACCTATACCGTGCAAGTTGCTGCTCGTGGCGGTGACCAACCACATACAGTGGAAATAACGCCGGAAGAAAAAGAACGTATTGCAAACCTGCCACGTGTGCCTGATGACCTGTAATAGATAAAAAACGCCCCTGTGGATTAACAGGGGTTAAATAGCCGCCTCCATCGCAGAGGTGGAAATTAAAATATAGGGAGAACACTATGAATTATAGGTATTATCCATCCGTGGAACGAGTACGGGAAGCAATGGCACAGGACGAACCAATGTTGGCAGCAATTTCCTTTGATGGAAAAAATGCGGTTGTTTCACCAATTGATGACTCGATGGAACATCATATTATGTTGATGAATGTTGGCTTGAATAGCACAGACATTGATAAATATTTTAGAATTGTATTTGACAAGAATGGTGCAGACTGGACGTTTGTTTGCCCGCCAGATTACAAGAATATCCCATACAAGGATAAGCGGATTGAACGATTTTATAAAGATGGATTTGTCGAAATCAGCGACTTCCTGCACAGCATCGGATATCTTGTGGGCATTAATATCCCAAAACGATATGCACGGCATCTGAATGTGTTGCGAGACGATACAATTATATAAAAAAAGCCTGCTCTGTGGCAGGGCGATAGGAGGTATTTGTATGAGCACAAAAGAAACGATTTACCGTGAGATTGATTGTCTGACGGAAGAACAGTTGCAAGAATTGCTTGCTCTCATCCGTGGTTTGTATGCGGATACAATCGACGATATGAACGAGGAA